TGGAAATAGCATGGGAATTAGAAGATCCTCAAAGGGAGATGCTAGTGCGTGAGTTGAAGCGTAGCAGGCTACCGAAAAAACTTGACAAATCGGTAAATCCAAGTATGTATGTAAACCTGTTAGAGCAATATTATTACGCACTAACAGCTAATGACGGAGAGCCTGTTAATATAAGGTTACCACACAGTTCGGTACACTATGTAACAGCCGTTATAAAAGAAGATGAAGAGTTTATAGAAAAACTGGGTTATACACCTAGTTTGGCAGAAGTAGAGAGGGCTATGTATTTAGAAGGTATGCTACCGTGGAATGAGTATGATGTACCTAATTGGTTTGCCAAGAAACATGCTTTTCGTAAAGACAAAAAATGATGTCCCTCTAAAGCGTCTTGTATCCTTTTTTCTGAGGAGATTGCGGTATAAGAACAGTTCTTTACGAAGTATGTAGGCATAAGGGGGTATAGGTTTATCTTGTACCCCCAACATTAAAGGAGAAATAATATGGCATATACAAAAGGTATTCCAGGAGGAGGAGGCTTCGGTAAGGGCGGTAAAGGCTCTGGCGGAGGAGGCGGATATAAATCTAAAGTTAGTAATCTTAAATTGTCTGAAAAAGATCAAAAAAAACTAGCTAAAATGGATTCTACTCAAGCAAAAAAATATCTCTTAAAAAAAGGTAATAGAGCAGATATTAGATCAGCTTTAGGGCAAGCTGCTAAAATAGCAATAGGTGGTCCTGCTCTTCTTGGTGCAGGAATATACTTTGGAGCAAAAAAACTTGCAGGAGACAAAAAAGAAAACATAGATTCTCCTAAAGGTAAAAAAAGTTTATTTGAAGTTAAAAAAGATAAAAATAAAAAAGGAAAATAATATGGCATATACAACACCAAATAAAATGGGCGGAGGTAGAGTATCTTCAGGAGCAGGTAAAGGAAAAGGCAAAGATAAAGAAAAGCCAGAACCTAATGATCCTGTAACTAACACAGAACTAATGAAAGGTGTAGCCATAGCTGCAGGCGGTGTTGCAGAACATCAAGGGCAACTTGTAACAAAACTTGCCGAAAAAACTTACAATAAAGTAAAAGGTCTTTTTGCTACAGAAGAAAGAGATCGTAATAAAAACAAAAACCCAGATGTTTTTGAAGCTAAAAGAATAAAGAATGCAAAAAAGAAATGACGGAAGTATTAAAACTAGCAGCATGTATTGTAGGAGTGTTTTTCTCTTATAGTTCTTTGCACTACTTAATGCAAGGAGATGTTGTTATGTTTGTAGCGATATTACCACTAACTGCAGCATTTATATGGTGGTATGGTAAACGAGGATTTAATGGCTAGGAAAAAAGCTAAGGCTATTAGAAAGACAACAAAAGGTAAAGGAGCTAATTACCGCCCTACTAAAAAAGGTGCAGGTATGACAGCCAAAGGAGTTAGGGCATATCGTAAAGCGAATCCTGGCTCTAAGTTAAAAACAGCCGTAACAGGCAAAGTAAAGAAAGGCAGTAAAGCTGCTAAAAGAAGGAAGTCCTATTGTGCAAGGTCACTAGGGCAACTGAAGAGAAGTTCAGCAAAAACAAGAAACAATCCGAACTCTCGTATTAGACAAGCAAGAAGAAGGTGGAAATGCTAATGGAAAAAATATATAGAACAAATCAAAAAGTAATTACCTATCCTATGATTGACATAGAAAAAGGTCTAAATAAAATATACAGAGGGATTCCCTATACACCTAGTAAAAAAGTTACAGGTATATCGTATAGACTTGGTATGTATAGAGGTGTAGAACACCAAGTCAGTGTAAAACATAGAAGTTAATATGGCTGCGAAAAAGAAAAAGAAAACAACTAAGAAAAAAGGTGCTAAACCTACTAATCCTGCTTTGTACGCAAGAGTAAAAGCAGAAGCAAAAAGAAAATTTAAAGTTTATCCGTCAGCTTACGCAAATGGATGGTTAGTTCGTACATACAAAAAGCGTGGTGGCGGTTATAGATAATGGCTAAACCAACTGGAGGATTAACAGCATGGTTTGGCAAAGGTTCTAAAGGGGACTGGGTAGACATAGGAGCACCCAAGAAAAAAGGTAAGTATCAAGCGTGTGGCAGAAAGTCTGCGAGCAAAAGTAAAAGAAAGTATCCTAAGTGTGTGCCTAGATCAAAGGCTAAAAGCATGTCAAAGGGACAAATTAAAAGTGCTGTAAAAAGAAAAAGATCAAAAGCACAAGGAGTTGGGGGAAAGCCTACCAATGTTAAAACTATAGTCAAAAAGAAAAAGACTAGAAAAAGGAGAAAGAAATGAAGAGAGCACCTTCAGGAGCAGCAGGTAAAGGTCTTAGAAAATTACCTAAAACTGTTAGAAATAAAATGGGCTACATGAAAAAAGGTGGCACAGTTACTAAAAAAGCCAAAGGCATGAAAAAAGGCGGAATGGTAAAAAAAGCTAAGGGCTATAAAAAAGGTGGAGTAGTACCTAAAAAAGCCAAAGGCATGAAACGAGGCGGAGTCAAGATGGCTAAAGGCATGAGAAAAGGCGGAGTCAGAATGGCTAAAGGAAAAAAGAGAGGCGGAAAAAAGACTAGAAAGGGTTAGTCTATGCGTAGCCTTATATCGAATGTCCCATATTTTAAAGTATGGGTTAGAAGAGAATTTACAGCTAATCATCAAGAGTATCATGGTGAGTTTTTACATGGGTTAGCCATAGCTGTAAATTGCATACCAGATAGATCACTATCTTTTCAGATTGTATTTACTGGTTGCGAGAATGAAATAGATGAGCCAAATGTTCATGGTGGTGCTATGTGGGCTAGAATGCCTATACAAGGTTTAGTAGCAGATATACCGCTAGATGAGTGGCCAGACAGAATGGAAAATCATTTGTGTCAGCCTTGGGACTGTATGTCTAGAGAACATGAGGTAGTAGTTTTGGACAGAACATCATCATCACCTTGGTATGCCAAAATAGATGGTGAGTTTTATTTAGCTAAGTATATTTTTACTGTAGATTATACAGAAGATGACATAGCAGATAGTCCAGACCAACATAAACAAAGTCATGTATTGTACTTGACTGAGGGACAATGGAAAGGAAACATAGTAGCATTACCTAATAACAGAGTAAGAGTTACTAACCCTGCATTGTGGGTTACAGGAGAAGGAGCTCCTGATTTTAGCCCTAGTCAATGGCTTCACAGTAGTGAAGAACATGAAAGTTATACAGATCCAGAAATAACTTTCAATAATTTGTATAAGGATTAGGATGGCAAGAAATTATAAAGGTGAATATAAAAATTATCATTCTAAGCCTAAGCAAAAGAAAAGAAGAGCTGCTCGTAACACAGCTAGAAACAGAGCTTTAAAAAAAGGTACTGTTAAAAAAGGTGATAAAAAGGATATAGATCACAAGGATGGAAATCCTAGAAATAATAAAAAAAGCAATTTGAGAGTAAAATCTCGTAAAGCTAATAGATCATTTCCTCGTACTAAACGAGCAGGTAAAAAACGGAGAAAGACATGAAGAAATTATTAACAGTAGCGATTATAGGTCTTGTTCTTACAGGGTGTGCAGCATCACAAATATCTTTGACTGCATCTGCCCCTAAAGGTAAAGACTTAGACATAACTATTAAAACTAAAGAACAAAAATCAGAGTAAGATATGTATTTTAAAGGCAATCCTAAAAACAATGTACCTAAAGCTAAAAAAGGAAAAGTTATATCTCCAAAAGGCAAAAAGTGTGTTTTTGGAATTGCTATCGTATCAGGAAAAAAGAAATAGAGAGTACGAGGCTATTATGGAGTTGATTATGGCACAAGCTAAAACAACATTGGCTACTAAAAGCAAACTAGCTAAAGTAGCTAAAACAGCTAAAATTGAACCTAAAAAAGAAGTAGTGGAAATTTCTGCTAGACAGAAAAAGATTGGTATGTATATTGGTCTAGGTTTAGTAGTACTACTTATTCTTGGTAACTTAGTAGGTTAATGATGCAAGGAGGGTTACTAGTAACATCATCTGTAGCATTATCGTCTACAAATAGGACTACTGTATATACAGTACCCTCCAACCATCGGTCTATAGTTAGACAGATTATAGCAGGAAATGTTGACGCATCTAATGCAGCAACACTAAAATTAGAATGGTATGATGCTTCAGCAACAACTTATTATGCGTTGACTGGGGCAAATAGTATAGCAGCAAGTGGGTATCTTTGGTTAAATGATATTCTTATAGGGCTTGAAGCAGGAGATTTAATAACTGCTACAGCAGGAGCTGCTGATGATTTGACAGTAACAACTGTCGTAGAACAAATAGTAATAGGAGGATAACTTGACTCCCAAACAACAGATGTTTATAAAAGCATTATTTGGAGAAGCCCAAGGCAATTACAGAACAGCTATGGATATGGCTGAATATTCAAAAAACACTTCTATAAGCGATGTATTAAAAGGATGCGAAGAAGATATTATAACAGCATCTAAAAATTATTTAGCAGCAAATGCACCAAAAGCAGCAATGGCTATTGTAGGTGTTATAGATGAGCCAGTAGAAATGGGCAACAGAGATAAATTAGCTGCAGCAAAAGATGTATTAGATAGAATAGGCGTAAGCAAAACAGATAAAGTTGAAGTAAAAGCTCCACAAGGAATTTTTCTATTGCCTAGAAAGAATGATGACGAAGATGGAACAGAAGAAGGAACAAACGATATATAAGAGAAGACTTTCATCTACAATACCGTATGGATGGAAGTTAGTTGAAGGCTCTACAGATTTATTAGAAGAAGTACCGTTAGAATTAGCATATTTAGAAAAAGCAAAAGAGTATTTAAAAGGATCAAGTTACAGAGAAGTAGCAAAGTGGTTATCAGCTAAGACAGGTAGAAAGATATCACATGTAGCCCTTTATAAAATGGCAAAAAAGGAACTAAGTGACAAAAGAAGTAAAGCAGCTCGTATTAGATGGAGACAAGCCAAAGCCAAGGCAGCAGAGGAAACGCAAGAAGACCTCAGTGCAGAAGCAGAAGCTTACAAACGCAAAAAAAGCAACGCAAGTAGCTAAACGCAAATTAAAACACGCTGAAAAGAAATTGAAAGTTGTAGAAGAAGAAGTTCGTGAAGAACAAACTATAATTTTTAAGCCAAACTCTGGTCCTCAAACAGAGTTTTTGGCATCTAACGAAAGAGAAGTATTATATGGGGGTGCAGCAGGCGGAGGTAAATCTTATGCCTTGTTAGCAGATGTTTTAAGATATTGTGATAATCCAAATCACTCTGCATTAATAATTCGTAGAACTAATGACGAATTAAGAGAGTTGGTACAGAAAAGTCAAGATATGTACCCTAAAGTATTTAAAGGGGCACATTGGAGTGAAAGAAAGTCTTTGTGGACTTTTCCTTCTGGGGCTAGAATTTGGATGACATATCTAGAACAAGACAAAGATGTTCTGCGATATCAAGGACAAGCATTTACATGGATTGGGGTTGATGAACTCACACAGTATCCTACTCCTTACGCATGGGACTATTTAAGATCAAGACTTAGAACAACAGATCCTAAATTACCTATTTATATGAGAGCTACAAGCAATCCAGGTGGTCCTGGTCATATATGGGTAAAGAAAATGTTTATTGATCCTTCTCCTTTCAATAGAGCATTTGATGCTACGGATATAGAGTCTGGAAAAACTTTAAAGTGGCCGAAAGGGCACGAGAAAGAAGGTAATCCACTTTTTAGGCGTAGATTTATTCCTGCAAAGCTATCGGATAATCCTTATTTAGCTGAGTCAGGTGAGTATGAGGCAAACCTATTATCTCTACCAGAAGTACAACGGAAACAACTTTTGGAGGGATCATGGGATATAGCTGAAGGAGCTGCGTTTAATGAATTTTCCAGAGATAAGCATGTTGTTCAACCCTATGACATTCCGAGGTCATGGAGAAAATTTCGGTCTTGTGATTATGGGTATAGTAGTTGGTCTGTCGTTTTGTGGATGGCTGCTAGACCTGATGGTAAGATCACGGTATATAGAGAACTTTATGTTCGTAAAAAAACTGCTGAAGAGCTCGCAGATATCATTCTCGATATTGAGCATAAAGCAGGGAACGAAAATATTACATACGGAGTCCTCGACTCATCATGTTGGCAACAGCGTGGTCAAACAGGACCAAGTATCGCAGAAACAATGGTCCAACGAGGATGTAGATGGAGACCATCCGACAGGACCAAGGGAAGTCGCATAGCAGGTAAAAATGAACTGCATAGACTTTTACGAGTTGACGAAGATATGGGAGAAGCAGGTATAGAGTTTTTTGAGAACTGCACACAATTAATTGCAGAGTTACCTCAAATACCTTTAGACAAAAATAACCCAGAAGATGTCAATACGAAAATAGATTATGATCATGGCTATGACGCATTGCGTTATGGTATCATGTCAAGACCAGTGCCAAGGTCAGTGTTTGATTATAACCCAGAACATCAACCTAAAAGATGGCAACCATTCGATCAATCGTTTGGATATTAGAAGGATAAAATATGGCTGAAGAAGATATTAATTTAAAAGAAGCATTAGCAGATGATGAGGGACACACATTAGCTTCTTTTGTAGAATCTGCTTATGGTCGTTCTGAAGACGCAAGATACGATCAAGAAAGAAGATGGCTGACATCTTATAGAAACTATAGAGGTCTCTATGGTAGTGATAATCAGTTTACCGAAAGTGAAAAAAGTCAGGTATTTATTAAAGTAACAAAAACAAAAGTTATGGCAGCATATGGTCAAATAACTGATGTATTGTTTGCAGGACAAAGATTTCCAATAGGTATATCATCTACTAGAGAACCTGAAGGTGTAGCAGAATCTGTGCACTTTGATCCTAATCAAACAGAAGAGCCTCAATCTCCTTACGGATTTCCTGGAGATGGTAATGAGTTACAGCCTGGAGATACTACTAAATCTTTAGGAGATAGAATAGGCGAAGCAGCTAAAATGTCAGAAGGTCTAGACTTAAAAGAAGGACCTGGTTTAGTGCCTACAGCAATAACATTTCATCCTGCTGATATAGGTGCTAAAAAAATGGAAAAAAGAATTTTAGACCAATTAGAAGAATCTTCTGCGTCTAAACATTTACGATCTGCAGCTTTTGAAATGGCGTTATTTGGTACAGGAGTATTAAAAGGACCATTCGCAGTAGATAAAGAATACCCTATGTGGGAAGAAAATGAAGAAGGTAAAGTAGTCTATAATCCTAAAATGGTTACTATGCCAAAGCTTGAGTTTGTTTCTGTCTGGAATTTTTACCCTGATCCAGACGCTAAGAATATGGAGCAAGCAGAATTTGTAGTTCAAAGACATAAACTTTCAAACTCTGATTTAAGGGGGCTTAAAAAGCGACCATTCTTTAATAGTGAAGCTATTGATGAATGTATAGACATGGGCACTAATTATGTCCGTAAATGGTGGGAGACACAAGTTGAAGATGAAGATTCAAAAAGTTATAGCGTGGATAGGTTTGAAGTTTTCGAGTATTGGGGAAATATTGACAAAGAACTTGCAGAAGATGCAGGTCTTGACATCCCTGACGAATATGAAGACCTTGATACTGTCCAAATTAACGCTTGGGTGGGAAATGGTAAAATCCTTAGATTGGCGATTAACCCTTTCGTGCCTAATCGTATTCCTTATTTTGCTGCTCCTTATGAGCTAAATCCTTATAGTTTTTATGGTGTAGGTCTAGCAGAAAATATGTCAGACACACAACAATTAATGAATGGATTTATGCGTATGGCTGTAGACAATGCTGTACTAGCAGGTAATTTAATTTTCGAGATAGACGAAACAAATCTTGTGCCAGGACAAGATCTTGAATTATATCCTGGCAAAATTTTTAGAAGACAAGGCGGAGCACCTGGACAAGCATTATTTGCGACAAGTTATCCAAATGTATCAAATCAAAATATGCAAATGTTTGATAAAGCCAGAGTGCTCTCCGATGAAGCAACAGGTATACCATCCTTTTCTCATGGTCAAACAGGAGTTACAGGAACAGGTAGAACCGCAGCAGGAATATCTATGTTAATGGGAGCTGCACAGCTTTCTATTAAATCAGTTATTAAAAACATAGATGACTATTTGCTACAACCTTTAGGGGAAGCCTTTTATGCGTTCAACCAACAATTTGATTACGATGAAGAGATAAAAGGAGATATAGAGGTTAAGGCAAGGGGAACTGAAAGTTTGATGCGAAACGAAGTAAGAAGTCAAAGACTCATTCAGCTCATGCAAATCGGAAGTTCTCCAACATTAGCACCGTTTATAAAGTTTCCAGTTATATTAAGAGAGATAGCACACGCTTTTGATCTTGATGCTGAGAAGTTTGTAAACGATGAAAGAGAAGCAGTTAGACAAGCAGAAGTTATGAAAGCTGCAGGCATGATGCCTCAAGCTCCTGCACAACAAGCTCCTCAAGAACAACAACCTAAAGCTCCTGAAGGTGGAGGAGTTCCTGCAGGTAATATGACAGGTACAGGAAATGGCAATATAGGACCTGCTACTCCTGCTGAACCTGAAATGCCAGAGTTTTCTGGACAGTCACCAGTATTCCCTGAAGGTGTACAATGATAAAAGACACAGCTAAAAAACTTTTACCTTGTGTAAATGATCCTAAGCATAACGAGGCTCTCAATCAATATGCTAACGAAAGGATAGATTCTTTAACAAGAAATCTATATAGAGAGACAGACCATTGTAAAATACATATATTACAAGGTGCAATAATAGAGCTTCAACGATTGTTGACATTACGAGAAGAAGCTCAACAATCAGCTAAGGAGAGAAAATAATGTTAAAACCTAATAATAAAGAAAAATCTAAAGTAGTTAATGCTACTCCTACTAATACCGTAGGTAAAAAACCAGGAGGCATGACTAAACCTCCTAAACCTCAATTTACAAAAGCAACACAAGCGTTAGCTCCTAACCAACCTTTTTTAAATTTGGTAAATGCACAAAAAAAGAGAAATACACCAAGAGTTCCTGTTGGTACAAATTTTATGAAATCAGGCGGAACAGCAATACCTTATAGAACTGCTCAAGAAGGTAATATGGGACTACCATTAGGAGGTATGCCACCACCTCCTCCTACAGAAGATGTAGTATCACCAGAAATGGCAGAAGAAGCTAAAAGTTTAGGTATTGAAGTAGCACCACCAGGAGCTACAGCAGAAGAAGTAGCAGATGATCAATTAGTATTATTATCTGAAGGAGAACTTGTAGTGCCTGCTAATGTAGTTAGATTTCATGGATTATCTCAATACGAAAAAATGAGAAAAGCTGCATTACAAGGTTTAGATGAAATGCAAGCTAACGGTCAAATAGTTAGCACGCAAGAAAACCCAATGCCAGAAGGTTTAGTAGAACCTAAAAAATAATGCCAAACCAAGCTTTTCAAAAATCACTACGCAGTAAAGACAAAGATAAGTTTGTAGCTTCTTTGAGGTATGGGGGCATACCTATGGCGGCTACAGGAGTAGTTACACAAAGTCCTGAAGAAATTGTAGTAACAGGAACTAGAGAAAATCCTTTTTCTTATGGTAAAAGTTTGTTTTCTCCTTCAGGTATTTTTGGTAGAGGTTCAGGTGCAATACATCCAGAAAGCCCTGATGGTACTTTTAGTCCTGACACTCGTGGTTCAGCTATGATGGAAGACGATGAAGGTTATGATGAAGCTTATAATTATACTCAAGAAGCAAAAGAAAATGAAGAATTTAATAAAAAATATGATGAGTATGTAATTTCTAAAAATCAATCTCTAGAAGGAAAATACAGTGTAGCAAATTATATTAATACAGATATTATAAATAAAACAGTTAAAGAAACGGATGTAAGTAAAACAGATGCTTATAGCATACTTTTTGGAGAATCTAGTGGGGGACAATTTTCACACTCTTCTGGAATCGCAAAAGGAGGGCTACAATTAACTCTTAATGGCTTTATTGGAGGAAAACAACACACAAAAGAATATAGCTATACACCAGACAGAAACACAGAAAAAGCAAAATACGATGCTTTTATGGAAAATGCAGAAAATGATTTTTCTCAATTAAGTGATGATGATGCTTTATATTATTCTATACAATATATGGATAAAATAAAAAATGATTTTCCAAATAAGTACGGTAGAGATGCTACCTTAAAAGATATAGCTATTATTTACACAAAAGGTCCTGGTGGAGCTACAAAATTTATAAGAGATTATTCTTTATTAAATACAGCAGAAAATAGTTTATTAAATACTTATGTAAATAATGTATTAGAAACAGCAGAAAGTATAGAAGGTATTCCTGAACTACAAGAAGGTGGTACATCTTGGGGAGGAGCTACAGGTACAATATATGAAGAACCTTCTGGTCCAAAACCTTTACAACAACAAATGATAAATGCTTTTAGTGAGGGTGGAATAAAAACTGATTAAATAAGTATTCACAGTAGTAATACTACTTGAACCTAGACAGTAATGTCTAGTATATGGCTACCTACTAACCCCTAGCAATAGGCAACTGAGTAGCCCCATTAAAGGAGACAATTATGTCAGAAACTAATGAAGAAGTCAAAGTCACCAAAGACGAAAAAACAGGTGACACAATAATGAAGAAACCAACTCGTTATGCGAGAACAGAACCTACAGCACAAGAACTAGCTGCAGAGGAAGAACTTAAAGCGAGAGAAGAAACTTCAACAGAGGAGAATACACAGGAAGTAGAACCTGAAGGTGCTGAAGAACAATCATTTAAGAAAAGATATGGTGATTTACGCAGACACATGCAAAAAACTACAGAGGATAAAGATAAAGAGATAACAAAACTGAAAGAACAACTTTCAGCAGCAACTAAAAAAGAAATTAAATTACCTAAGACAGATGAAGAAATTGAAACTTGGGCAAAAGAATATCCAGATGTTGCAAAAATTGTTGAAACTATAGCTATGAAAAAAGCTGCAGAGCAAAACAAAGATATAGAAGAACGCTTAAACTCTTTATCTGAAAAAGAAAGACTAACATCAAGAGAAAGAGCTGAAATGCAATTACTTCAAATACATCCTGATTTTGAAGAAATTAGAGATAATCCAGATTTTCATGCGTGGGCAGAAGAACAGCCTGACTATATACAATCAGCGTTATATGAAAATGAAGATGATCCTAGAGCAGCAGCTAGAGCTATTGATTTATATAAAGCAGATATGGGAGTATCTAAAAAGAAGAAAATTTCTAAAAAAGATGCTGCTAAAGCTGTAACCACTAAAGGTTCAACTACTACTCCAGACAGTGCTTTATCTGATGCAGATACTATATTAGAATCAGATGTTGCAAAAATGTCAGCAATAGAGTATGAGAAAAACGAAGATATTATACACAAGGCTATCAAGTCAGGTAAATTTGTGTATGATGTTAGTGGAGCAGCAAGAGCTTAACTGCTTGACAAATTACTATTTTTGTGTATGTATAGTGCAATACACATTCGTGTAGACCAGAATTTTATATTCTCTACTCTACAATTATCAAACGAAATTCAACTCAGGCTACCTGATGTTATGGCCCTTGGCAAAGATACCCATATTACTCATCAGCCCTTACGATGTCGAGTTATCGTTTGTTGGCCCTTAATTA